ATGGAGCACAAATAGATATGGCAATGGAGGATTTTGAATATACTAAATGGTTAGATCCAGCCGATGTTCCTTGTTATGTCAATCACGCAAATGAATCAAATTGAATATCGACCTTGGGGAAGTTATGAAGTTCTCCTTGACGAACCTAATTACAAGGTAAAGAGAATTGTTCTAAATCCATATGAACGGTTCTCTTTGCAGTATCATAAAGGTCGTGAGGAACACTGGGTGATTGTTGAAGGTGATGGTATTGTTCAAGTCAAACATAAAGAGTATCCTGCTATCGTGAGATCCCATTGGGTAATACTACCAAAAACAATACATCGTGCAACAGCAGGATCAAATGGTTTAGTTTTTATTGAAACACAAACAGGAATATGTAAGGAAGACGATATAATAAGATTGGAAGATGATTACGGAAGGATTGACACAAAGCAATATTCTTAGTATAATATATAATATCGCAAAAGAAAAATCACTGTGAAAAAAGTTTTAATTACAGGTGGTGCAGGTTTTATAGCACATCACTTGATTGGTCATATATTAAAGACCACTGATTGGGAGATAATAACTTTAGATCGTCTTGACTATAGTGGTAATTTAAATCGCTTACACGATTTGATGATACCCTTTATGCCTGAAGACAGAAGAAGAGTTAAGATTGTTCATCACGATTTAAAAGCAGAACTGAATCCTTTAGTTAGAAGTGAGATTGGAAAGGTAGATTACATATTACATCTTGCAGCTGGATCACATGTAGATCGTAGTATTGATTACCCAATGGAGTTTGTATTGGATAATGTAGTTGGTACTTGTAATATTTTAAACTTTGCTAGAACTGTAGACAATCTTGAATTGTTTATGTATTTTAGTACAGATGAAATATTTGGGCCTGCTCCGAATGGAATTAAATATAAAGAAGATGATAGATATAATTCAACAAACCCATACAGTGCAACAAAAGCAGGTGGAGAAGAATTAGCAGTTGCATTTCAAAATACATATGGATTGCCAGTGTATATTACACACACTATGAATGTATTTGGTGAGCGTCAGCATCCTGAGAAATATATTCCAATGACAATTAAAAATGTTAGAGATGGGGGTATGGTTACTATACATAGCGATTCGACAAAAACTATACCTGGTTCAAGGCATTACATTCATGCTGAAGATGTTGCATCTGCTGTTTTATTTTTGGTAAATTATAAAGGTGAGTTTGAACCAACTTGGGGTGGTGCAAAATGTCCTAAGTTTAATATTGTAGGTTCTGAAGAATTAAACAATTTACAATTAGCACAAATTATTGCTGAAGCACAAGACAAAGAATTGAAATATCAATTAGTTGACTTTCATTCAGCAAGACCTGGCCATGATTTAAGATATGCCTTAGATGGAGAGAAAATGAAAAGTATAGGATGGACACCTGCGAAATCTGTTCGTGAAAGAATTGCTGATGTTACTAAGTGGACTCTTGCGAATAGTCGTTGGATTAGACTGTAATATATAACAAGGAGATTTAATTAAAATGAGCGAATACAAAGGAACAGCATTGGTGTTGGGTGCAGGTGGATTCATCGGCAGTCATATGGTTAAAAGATTAAGAAGTGAGGGTTACTGGGTACGAGGTGTGGATTTAAAATATCCAGAGTTCTCTGAAACAGAAGCAAATGAATTTATTCAAGGTGACTTGAGAGATGTAGATTTTGTTCGTCGTGTAATTCAGTTTAAAGGGTATCAAGGTAATCATTTTAATGAAGTTCCATATAGATTAATCGAACCATTTGATGAGATCTATCAGTTTGCTGCTGATATGGGTGGTGCAGGTTTTGTATTCACTGGAGAGAACGATGCAGATATCATGCACAACTCTGTATCAATTAACTTAAATGTTCTTGAAGAACAAAGAAAGTTAAATGAAACATTTAATGGTGAAAAGAAAACTTGGACTGAAGCAAATCGACCTAAGTTAGATTGGAAGACAAAGATATTCTATTCTGGTTCAGCATGCATGTATCCAGAACATAATCAACTTGACCCTAATAATCCAGATTGTAGTGAAGACTCAGCATATCCCGCAGACCCCGACTCAGAATATGGATGGGAGAAACTCTTCTCCGAACGTTTATATCTTTCTTATAACCGTAATCATAATATCCCTGTATGCATTGCTCGATACCACAATATCTTTGGTCCTGAAGGAACTTGGAAAGGAGGTAGAGAAAAAGCACCGGCAGCAATCTGTAGAAAAGTAGCATGTGCAGAAGATGAAGATTCTATTGAAGTATGGGGAGATGGAGAACAAACTCGATCCTTTTTGTATATTGACGAATGTATTGAAGCTACTAAAAGATTGATGGATTCTGATTTTATAGGACCAGTTAATATTGGTTCTGAAGAGATGGTAACTATTAATCAGTTAGTAGACACTGCTGCTAAAGTTGCAGGTAAAACTATAAAGAAAAATCATATAGATGGTCCTCTTGGTGTTCGTGGACGTAACTCAAATAATGATTTAGTACGTGAAAAATTAGGTTGGGATTATTCACAGTCATTGGAGGAGGGAATTAGGAAAACTTACTTTTGGATTGAAGAACAACTTAACTCTTAAAAAATATGGGAATCATTAATCATCCAGTTAAACTAGGAAAACTTGTTGATAAATTTAAATTACAAAATTTTGTTGAATCTGGAACTGGAACAGGTGACAGCATGAAAGTAGTTGTCGATAGTAATTTATTTGAAAATTATTATGGTATAGAATTAGAAGATTTTTTTATTGATAATCTTAAAAAAATATTTAAGGATAGAGTAAATCTTTATAAGGGATATTCAAAAAATGAAATGACTAATGTTCTTAATGATTTAGATCATAGTCCAACTTTATTTTGGTTAGACGCTCATTTTCCTGGTTCAGATTATCAACATCTTCCTTATGACTCAATAAAGGATGAGAGTATTAGAATACCTTTAAAAACTGAATTGGAAATTATAACAGAAAATAGAAATGTGTCTAATGATATTTTTATTATTGATGACTTGAGAGTGTATAAGGATGCTGATTATGAATGTGGTGGAGCTTGGATTCATAGAAAAACTGCTGGTGCAGAAAACTGTGACTTCATTGAAAATTTAATAGGGGAAACACATATTCTTGTAGAACATCTCAGAGATCAAGGATATATTGTTGCTTATCCAATAAATTCAAAAGAGTCTGATATAAAAGGAACTTTGCAGTGGAATGAATAATGTCTTTTAATAATGAAAGTATAACATCGCATGATATAAAGAGAGTTCTTCATGTTGGTGCTGATAGGGGTGGAGAACTTCCACAATATAGAGACATGGGAGTTGATGAAGTAGTATGGATTGAAGCAAATCCAGAATCATATGGTGAACTGTTAGAGAACTTAGAAATTATGAATATTTCTGAGGTAAAAAGTTTACCTTTTAATCAACTCATATCTGATGAAGATGATAAAGAAACAGATTTTAATCTTTATTACGGATGGGATGCAGGACATTTAGTTGGTAATAAAGGTATGTCCTCCATTCTTAAAGCTAGAAATTCATGGTGGGGATCTGAGTGTTATAAAGGTACTATAAAATTAAATTCTCTCACAGTCGATACTTTTTTAGAAGTTAATAATTTAGGATATGATTTTGATATGATGAATGTAGATACACAAGGTGCAGAATTGATGGTGTTTAAAGGGGCAGATAAAGTTTTAGAAAATGTAAAAGTAATTAATTGTGAAGTAACATTTTTTAATCCACACTATCATGAGAATCCTAAGTTTGATGAAGTGTATAGACACTTACAGAAGTTTGGTTTTAAACATACAGATACTGATTATTGTTTAGAAAGAAATTGGGGTGATGCGATATTTGAAAAATCTATATGAAGATAGCTTTAATTAAACAACCTATAGGTATTGGGGATGTTTTTTATTTACAAAAATTTGCTCATATAATTAAGAGTCGTGGGTATGAAATATTGTGGCCATTGAGAGATGATGTTATATGGATTAAAGATTATGTAGATGGAATAAATTTTTGTAAGTTAAGTGATGACTTTTCAAGAAAAAATTATTATTACAGTGGTCGTTTTTTTATCGAAACTGATGATTTTATTTTTCTTTCTCCAGATGGATTTCAAATACAGGGTAAAAGAATTATGGAATCAAAATATTTGATGATAAATGAGAGTGATCATGATTGGTATAACTACTTCAATTTTAAAAGAAATATTGACAAAGAAAATGATTTATATTATAATGTGTTAGGACTAACTGATGAATCTCAGTATGTTTTTTTAAACAACATGGCTAGTGTCGATGTGAAAACTTCGAATGTATTGGATAGTTTATCTTTTAATTTTCCTACAGTTAATTTGCAAATCATAAAAAATTTTACATTGTTTGATTGGTGTAAAGTTTTTGAAAATGCAATTGAGATTCATACTGTTCATACTGGAATAAATTATGTTTTAGATAAACTAAATTTGAAAGCAAAAAAATATTACATGTATCAGGGTCTTCATCACTCTGACGTACAATACATTCCATTTTCCAAAAAACCAAAGTACATTCCAAATACATAATGAAATTTTTAATAACTGGTATTACAGGATTTGCAGGAGCTCATTTAGCAAATCTTCTTCATAAAGAAGGACATAAAATATATGGTTTGATTCGTCGTACTAATGGCATGGAGAGTGACATCCGTGATGTTGTTCCAGATGATGTATATGAATCTATTACATTTCTATATGGTGATCTTACTAACTATCGTTCTATGAGAACTGTGTTTGAGAAGAATCAATTCGATGGTGTATTTCATCTAGCAGCACAGTCACATCCTCCAACTAGTTTTCTTGATCCTATAGGAACAATGGATACTAATGTAATGGGTAGTGCAAATCTTATACAAGTTATTCAAGATCATCAAGATAATTGTAAGTTAATGTTCTGTTCTACTTCAGAGGTATATGGAAATGTAGGACAGGATGGACGGAAGATACATTGGGAAGATACTATTCTTCCTGCCAATCCTTATGGGGCATCTAAAGCTGCAACTGATGTATATCTCCAAGAGAGAATGAAGAATGGATTTGTTAAAGGATTTATCACTCGTGCGTTCTCACACACAGGACCTAGGAGAGGAAGGATATTTTCTATATCATCTGATGCATATCAGATTGCTAGAATGATGAAAGGTCTACAAGAACCAATTCTTAAGGTTGGTAATTTACAAACCACTCGTGTTGTCATGGACGTAAGAGACACAGTAAGAGCATACTATCTTGCTATGATTCATCCAGAGGTAACAAATCATGTATTTAATATATGTGGTGATACTCCACGTAAGATGCAGTTCTTTACCGATAAGTTAATTGAATTATCTGGTCTTAAAAATGTAGAACAACAGATACATGAACCATTCTGGAGACCACATGAGATTCATTATCAACATGGAGACTCTACTAATCATTCAGAACTAACTGGATTTAAAGAAGAGTATGATATTGAAACTACTTTATATGATCTACTCATGTATTGGGTAACTAAAACTAATTAAAATGAAAACAGGATTAATCTATCAACCATGTGGACTAGGAGATATTTTATTTCTTCAAAAGTTAGCTTATCATATTCAAAGTCAAGGTTATCAAGTTTGGTGGCCTGTGGTACATGAATTTAAATGGTTGTCTGAATACATTCCAGATTTTAATTGGGTATCTTGGGGTGATGATAAAGAACCTGTTACAGGACCTCCACTGCCTGATTCGTGTCAGTTCCCTTTTAGAAATAAGTATATAAGTGGTGCTCCTACTGAAATTACTGATGAATTATTTTTCTTTCAAGGATTTTTTGATACTCGTCCAATTATGTCGGGTAAATATGATAGCATTAAACTTGATTGGAAGGATTGGAGGGATCATATTAAGTTTACACGGAATAAAGAAAAGGAGGATAAATTATTTTATGATGTTTTAGGATTGAAGGATAATGAAACATATATTTTGGTTAATCGTAGATGGTGCACAAGACCTAGAATTGAGATATGCAACAGAATCTCTATAGATTCATCTGATTATGGTGGAGCTAAAGTTGTTGAGGTAGTTCATACTGATGGATATTCTTTATTTGATTGGTGTAAAGTTATTGAAAATGCAAGCGCATATAATTTTATTGAGACTGCATGGAATTATCTTTTTGAAACATCTGAGTTGTATGATAAAGTAAAAGATAAGCCAATGTTTTTACATCATAGATGGGGTGACTGGTCTGAGACAAGATACTTATTTAACTTACCTTGGAATTATCAATGATTGAAATTATTAATTATAAAGATACTGATTATCCTAAATTTCAAACTCTAGGTAATGCTTCACAGTTTGCCATACCCTTCGCAAAACATGTGTGTAAAGGTTTTGGATATGATATTGGATGTATGAAAAAAGAGTGGTCTTTTCCAAACTCTTATCCCATAGATTTAAGTTTTGATGATGAATGGCATTCGAATAATCTACCACCAATACCACCAGAATACATATTCTCAAGTCATTGTTTAGAACATGTTGATGATTGGGTAGATACAATGAACTATTGGTATGATAGATTAGTTGATGGAGGAACTTTATTTTTATATCTTCCGGACTATAGTCAAAAATATTGGAGACCTTGGAATAATCGAAAACATAATCATGTATTCATACCAGAAATTATTAAAGATTATATGAATGATAAAGGATATAAAAATGTTTTTGTGTCTGAAATAGATTTGAATAATTCTTTTATGGCTATGGGTCAGAAATGAAAAAAATATTTGTTAACGGAACTTTTGATCTTCTTCATAGGGGACATTTAGAACTATTAAATTATGCAAAAAGTTTGGGTAATTTTCTATGCGTAGGTATAGATACAGATGATAGAGTAAGAGAAAAAAAAGGATTTAAAAGACCCATATATAATCAGGAAGAGAGAAAATTTTTTTTAGAAAATTTAAAAGCTGTTGATCAAGTAAAATTTTTTTCAAATGATGAACAACTTGAACAATTGATAAAAGAATATAAACCTGATATAATGATTGTAGGATCTGATTGGAAGGATAAATCAGTCATAGGATCACATTATGCATGTGAATTAATTTTTTTTGATAGAATATCAAATTATGCTACAACAAAAACAATTGAAAGTATTATTAATAGGTGATAGTTGCATTGATGAATATGTATATGGATCTTGTGAAAGAATTAATCCAGAAGCACCGGTGCCTATTTTGAAATATTATCGTATTGAAAAATCTGAGGGAATGACTAACAATGTTAGAAAAAATTTAATGTCTTTTGGAATAAAAGTGCATACTATTACAAATAAAGAAACTATTATTAAGAGAAGATATATTGAAGAAAAATATAATCAACAGATGCTAAGAGTTGATGAAGAACCAGATATATCACCCATGAATTCAAACATACCTTATGATAATTATGATGCACTTGTAATCTCAGATTATAATAAAGGATTTTTAACAACAGAAAAAATAGTTAAGTTAACAAAATCATTTAAAGGACCTGTATTCATAGATACTAAAAAAAATAAATTACCTAAGGTAGAGGCATATGTAAAAATCAATGAACATGAATATAAAAACTTTGAGAGTAATATTGAGAATTTAATAGTGACAAGGGGTAGTAAAGGATGTGAGTATAAAGGTAAATTGTACCCAGCTGAAAAAGTAAATGTATTTGATGTTGTGGGTGCAGGTGATACTTTTCTCTCGGCACTTGTTTTCTTTTATTTGACTTTGGGTAGTATAGATAGTGCACTTCCTTTAGCAAATAAAGCTGCATCAATTTCAGTTTCAAATTTTGGAACATATTCATTAACATCAAAAGATATTAAAACATTATCATGAAAGTATTAAATTTTTTAAGACCTGAAAATGGTATGACAGAGGATCCTCTGTATTATATGAATTTTGAAAAATATGAAGATGATGTTAGGGATTGTTATTTTTTTATGGCAGATTTTTCTAATGATTTATTTTCAGGTAAGTATGATGATAAAGAAAAGATTGTTCTTACATTAGAAGAACCTAACTCTTGCACAATCGCAGCACATAATTCTAAGTTTCATTTAAAAGCTGATAAGATTCTGACTCTATGTCCATACACCGCAGATTTATTTGAAAATCGTACTCTTGTTTTCTTTCCTTTCAGTGAGGATTGGATACCAGAAGAGACTGACAAAGTAATTGACGTATCATATTTTGGAAGTATAGAGACAACTCATTTTTGGAGAAGTTATATACAAAATGTTTTTACAAAATATAATTTTAGATATGGACACTATAACATGGGTAATGTTCCTAGATGTTCTTATCAAGATAAGTTAAAAATATTATCACAAAGTAAAATTTCTGTTGTTCATGGACTTTGGAGATCACTATCTGCAGAGGGACATATGCAATTCCCTAGAGCATCAGAGAATTTAGCATTTAGTCATTTAGATGAGGGTATAGGACCTCAAGTAAAATCAAGAATGTTTGAGGCAGCTTTCTCAAGGTGTGTTATATTATGTCAACGTGATTACTGGAATCCGATAGAGTTATGGTTTGAACCAGAAAAAGAGTTCATGTACTTTGATAATGAAAAAGATTTAGATGAAAAAATAAATTATATTATTAATCATTATGATGAGTTTGACGATATGAGAATTAACGCCTATAATAAAGCTATCAATAATTACACAACCAAACATTTTGTTGATAGATATTTAAAATGAATACTGATTTACTTCTTATGAATAAGTATATTGTAACAACAACAATTAATCCTCCTACTTTAGCAATGCATAAATTTGCTAGGAAGAAAGATTGGACATTAATTGTTGTCGGTGATAAAAAAACACCTCATACAGATTATGAAGCTTTAGATTGCATTTACTTACACCCAGATGAACAAGAAAAAAAATACCCTAAACTTAGTGAAACTATTGGATGGAATTCTATTCAAAGGAGAAACATAGGATTTATTGAAGCATATAATTTAGGTGCGGATATCGTTGCGACAGTAGACGATGATAATATTCCTTATGATGATTGGGGAGATAATGTAGTAGTTGGACAAACTGTAGAGATAGATTTTTATAATAGTGATCTTGGAGTGTGTGATCCATTATCTGTTACAGAACATACTAATATTTGGCATAGAGGTTATCCAATAGATATGGTTCCTTATAGAGACAGAGTTACGTATGGTGGTAAGTTAAAGAGAAAAGTTTTAGTTCAAGCAGATTTATGGGATGGTGATCCAGATGTAGATGCAATGGTGAGACTAGGTATTAGACCCATAGTTAAGTTTGATAAAATACAAAACCCATATGGATTTTTATGTTACTCACCTTTCAATAGTCAAAATACATTTTTAGCTAGAGAAATACTTCCTTACTATAGTGTCTTCCCTCATGTTGGTAGAATGGATGATATATGGGGTGGATATGTTCTACAACATTATTATCCAAACAGTGTAGTGTACAACAAAGCATCTGTTTATCAGGATAGAAATAAACAAGATTTAGTTACAAATTTAGAGAAAGAAATTATAGGATACAGATATACAACAGACCTTATTCAAAATCTTGCTAATTGGGAGAATGTAGTACCTAAAGAAACCGTAGAATTTTGGAGAAAATATCAGGAGTGTTACAATGAGATATGTGATTGACATAGATGGAACTATATGTTCTTCAATTAAAGGTAGAGATTACACTAAAGCGGAACCTTGGCAAGGTCGTATAGATAAGGTAAATAAACTTTATGATGAAGGTCATGAGATTGTTTATTTTACTGCTAGAGGAATGGGTAGATTTGATGGTGATCCAAATGCTTCTGTTAAAGCTTCTGCTTTACTATTTGATCTGACTGAAAATCAACTTAAATCTTGGGGATGTAAGTATCAAGAATTGATACTTGGTAAACCACATGCAGATTATTTTATAGATGATAAAGGAATTAATTCAAATGACTTCTTCAGAAATTAAAATAGTTCCAAAGGGTTGGGGCTACGAAAAATGGATAGTCAATACTGAAGAGTATTGTGGTAAACTTCTTCATATTGTAAAGGGTAAAAAATGCTCATGGCATTATCACAAATTAAAAGATGAAACTTTTTATTTACAAAGAGGACAATTGTTAGTTCGATATTCAGATGATGACGATATCGAAAATTCAAAAAAAACTATTTTAATGGAAGGTGACAAATTTCATGTTTATAGGGGATTGAGGCATCAGATGTTTGCTCTACAAGATTCTGATTTGTTTGAATTTAGCACACAACATTTTGATTCTGATAGTAATCGTATTATTAGAGGTGATTAAATGATTAGAAAAAAAATTAATTTAGTTGGAGATACTTTTACTCATCTTACAAATGGTAATAAGGGATATTCTGTTCATGGAAAAGAATCAAAGCATATTGAATGGGTTAAGAATGGATCTGACATCACATTTTATATTGATGATACTATAAACAATGGTATTCAAGATAATAGACAAGGAATTAAATATCTTTGGTTACTGGAGTCAAAAAATATTAAACGTGGTTTAGTTGAAAGTATTTTAGAAAACCGTGAAATTGTAGAGAATACATATCAAACTATTTTTACACATGATCAAAGACTTTTATCATTAGGTGAAAAGTATAAGTGGGTTCCAGCTCAAGGATTTTGGATAAAAGATCCTAAAATTTATGATAAAACAAAAATGATATCTATGATATCTTCTAACAAAGAAATGTGTGATGGTCATCGACTTAGACTTGAATGGGTTGAGAGAATAGGTGATCAGGTTGATCTTTATGGAAGAGGTTTCAATGAGATAGATGATAAAGAGGAGGGTTTATGCGATTATATGTTTTCAGTCGCTATAGAAAATGGTCAGTATGAAACTTATTTTACGGAAAAACTTCTTGATTGTTTTGCCACAGGTACTATTCCTGTATATCTTGGTGCACCAGACATTGGTAATTATTTCAACAAAGATGGAATTATTAATTTGACAGAGGAATTTGATATTTCTGAGGAGATGTATTATAATAAAATGGATGCTATAAAAGAAAATCTTGAGAAGGCTATGAGAATGGAAATCTTAGAAGATTTTATTTGGAATGAATATTTAAAATGAAAATTACCATACTAGGTTCTTCGGGTCAAATTGGAGCATATCTTACAGAATATCTCCGTAAGAAAAATTATGAGGTATTGGAATTTGATATTACAAATGCCGTATATCAAGATATGACTCATATTCCAAATACATATTTACGTAGTGCGATTATGAATTCTGATTTTGTATTCTTTCTTGCCTTTGATGTAGGTGGTTCACATTACCTCAAGAAGTATCAACATACATTTAATTTTATTAATAATAATACTAGAATAATGACAAGTGCTTTTGGATATTTGCAACAGTATGAAGTGCCATTTGTATTTGCATCATCTCAAATGAGTAATATGAGTTACTCTCCTTATGGTGTGATGAAGAGAGTGGGAGAACTATATACTAAGTCTTTAAATGGACTAATAGTTAAGTTTTGGAATGTGTTTGGAATTGAAAAGGACATGGAAAAAGCACATGTCATCACAGATTTTATTGCAAAAGGATTTGAAAGTGGTGTGATTGATATGATGACAGATGGTACAGAAGAAAGGGAGTTTTTATATGCTGAAGACTGTTGCGAAGCACTGG